ACATTGTTACGGCCTTGTATCTGAACAAAGAAATCGTTAGTTGCTATGATTCCAATATATTCTAACTGAGTTCCCGGAGAAGACGAACTAATAGTTTCAAATCCAACACCAGCACCACCTGAAGAACGGATTTGTCTCTCTCCAACAGCCATGACGTTAGACTGAGAAAGACCGCCAACAGTTGTGCGGCTTGTTGTTGACAATGAAGAGTCACATGCAGTATTTAGTCCAATTACTTCATCTGGAGGACTAGGATCCATGTCAATCGCATAGACAACGAACACTTCACGATCTAGAACATTTAGTTGTAGATCTATTCTGTTCTGAAGAAATGTGTTGGCTACTGTTTCGCTTGCTGAGAATCCGATGGTAATCAGACCGCTTGTTTCTTTCAACCCTTTAGGCATAACCTATCATGAATGGAAGAGACTTATTATATTTCTTAGTAACCTTGTCTTGAACATCTGGGCCGTCTTGGCGTGGATTTGGGGCGGAGTCCCCTGAATCTAGCCCTCCCTGCCTATTCTTTGGGGATACTTACATAAGTAAAAGCCGTTTAGGGCTAAATATGGCGCAAAAAGTCAGAACCTACAGCCCGAGAATCGAAGTAACTTGCAATTGTGGTAATCCAACCATGCAGTCATCAATGCAAAAATGGACATATTTTTGTTTAGACAAAGATTGCGGTGCAAAATACATACTAGAACTGTACAAGATTGGTGGTCAATAATGCACATTAACAGAACATTTTCACTCAAACTGTCTACAGTTGAAGACCTAAATGAAAAAGTTAGACCTAAATTACGATCTAAGTTTGTAGATCGTGCAATTCAGGATAGATTAAATCCACAAGAAATCAATACAACTGTTCTAGGAACTCGCCGATTGCTAGCAATTATACACGCTAGAGAAGAAGTTAGCGATTTTCTACAACGCGCTATACTAATGGAGTTGAATACAAGATGACCTTTGAAATTGAACCTTGTGGTTGTGAACTCATGTGGGATGAGTCAATTTACGCTTGGGTCATGGCAACGCCATGCAAAGGATGTGAAGAAGAATGAATTGTGCTTGTGGCAAAACAAATGGTTACTATGTAGCCAAAATAAATGATACTAATGTAGTATTAGAATCAAAATGTTGCATTACTACCGTACTTTGTAAGATAGAAATGATAGAGTTCAGCGTATAATCCGGTTTTTTTTACCGGATTACCCCCCACCTGGTTTCCGGTTTCCGGTAATTACAATTTCAGAACCTTTCTTGTTGCTCTGTGAGCCCTCTTCATGAGTGCTGTAATTTTGGTTCGTGGATGTTTCTTCTTTAGCATCTTCAATTGTCTACCAAGTTCTTTTTGGTATTTTGACTTCTTACGTCTCTTAGGTTTAGGAGACGTCTCGCGAAGTGCAAGACTTGCACCTTCAGATTCTCTTTCACTACTAATTAGTGAGCGAAGTGCTTCGTATTCTTCTAGTGTCATTGTTACTGTTGGCATATTATCTACTCCTAGTTATTGATGCGAGTGCTATTCCTGATGCAATTACTTGTGCAACAGATCGTAATTTAGGATTTGTCAGTGCAATCCATTGCGCTTTTGCAGCCAATTTACGATCTGCAGATGCAGAACAACCTGACTTACCAGAACAAGCCTGATCATGTTCACGACAAGCACAGTCAAGAGCATCAACGCACGAGCCTTTGAAATCTCCACCGCGGAGTTTGTAGTCTCGTGCGCTGATTGCTTGACCGTCCGTCCAGTTAGGTCCACACCAGCGACCATGAATGGCCACCAAGTTAAGCACCTCAAGCGGAGAGCAATTCTGATTGGGTGAGAGCCGCGAAAACATCAGCCGATGCTTGTGCGCGGACGCCGTATAGTTTGCCTTGTACTTCCATAGGATTGACATTGTTACGGCCTTGTATCTGAACAAAGAAATCGTTAGTTGCTATGATTCCAATATATTCTAACTGAGTTCCCGGAGAAGACGAACTAATAGTTTCAAATCCAACACCAGCACCACCTGAAGAAC